GGTCCCCCCGGGGTTATTTTTGGGAGCCGAGCGATACAGGAGGGGGTGTAATTTTTTTGACCCCTCCCCCCTACCTCTGTATAATTAATTTCTATTTTGTTTCATCATGAAACGAACTCGATTAGCAAATCGTTGCAACTGATATCTATCCCTAGAGGTAAGGGGACGATCTCGAGTCTCCGACCAACAAGTAAGTCGATGACGTTGACGTTTATTTCTACGTCTACCACTAGTCTTGTTCGTCATACCTAACTTTGATCATGCAATAGGTTTAAATTCTCCCAATTTGATTTTACGATGAACACCAAGCACATTCTCACGGACGATCTCGTCGATAGCCTGTTGGATTGCTTGATGTTGATCACCTTCAGACAGATTCTCGGAGGATAGTGATACCCTGGCCAGGAGGCCAGGGGTGTGGTATCCCGCATTCATGTCCCAAGCAAACCATTCATCCCATTGTGTCCATGGATCAAATGGATTGTCCACCGTTGTCAACATGTATTCTGTGTTCTCGGTGTCAGTCATTGTTCACCTCCATCACTCGACACCTGACCTAATGGTGGATTGCGGAACACCTAGTGCATCTGAGATCTCAGCCAATGTATAGCCTGATGCCAGCATGCTCTTGGCTCGTGACGTCATGACTGTGTTCATTACTGGATTCTCTTCACGAGGAGTAGCTCGCTTACGAATCTCATCTAGGTCAGAGTTCTTGAGAATCCTCTCTAACATGTGATTAGAGATAGCGCCATTCTGAATCGCTTGCCATTCACGATCAGTGATGGGGGAGTCTTTTGAACCTAGGCGGATCTTACCCGCTCCAGTACGACGTCGAGCTTCAGTCAATGCTTGACCTTTGATTCTCCGTTCGTCGTCCTTCTCCATCCCCGGATTGGCACGTTTACGTTCCCACACGATACGCCTGGCTACTGCCTGGGCCTGCCTCTCTAGGGGGGCATTCTTTTCAGCAATTCGTAGTTTAGACTTCAATGATTCTACTTCATGCTTATACACCTTGTTCGCTGATGGCGAATAGGGTATCGACTTGATCCCAATCAACTCTTTACGTGTCTCGTTAGCCAGACTCTTAAGTCGATTGGAATGCTCAGCATAGAGCTGCTCGATACGAGTGCCTCTACCCTGAGACACCAGGCTGAAGGCATCATCCGTTTCAGCTAGCTTCTTAGATCTAAACGTTGCTGGTTTACCCGTGCGCTTGTTGATCTCTCCGGTATAGTCATACAGTTTCTTACCTGTAAGATTGTCCACCGTACCAGTCGAAAGCCGAGTACGTCCAGGCCCAGCCTTAGCATCTACCCGCTTCGGTGGATGGATCTGTGCCGAAGCACGAGTAATGAGTGTAGCAGCGCCACGAACTTGACCTGTTTTAGGATTCACACCTTGGTAAGTTCGCTTAAGATCTAAGATTCCGTTGTCTCGCTCCGATGCCCTGAAGTCGAGAACATGCTTTTCAGAATCGATGACTACCATGGAATGCCGTACTGCACGAGCCAGCTCGTCGGTATTGGCAGCCTTGATTGTCATGTCCGAGATCAGGTTAGTAACATTACCCATCTCGTTCTGTTTTCTTGTCTTATCTGGATTACGCGGGTTGCCGTGTTTGTCTTTTCCGTAATCAACTTCTTTGGTCTTGGCGTTATAGATACCTCCATCTATAGTACGCATCCCATCATAAGGGGCATAGGAAGCTTGTGGGTCAAAGCCCTTAAGCTTCTCCAAGGCAGGACGATGTGTAATCTCGCCTCGATCATTCGGTATGACCACGACATGATCGCCATCGAAATCAGCACCAGATAGATGCGACGCCACCTTGGGATGAATCGCCACAGCATCAGGTGCATCTGCCCTACCTCTGAACATCTTCTTAACTTCACGAGACCGATTGTTAACCGTTAGTTCCGGAATCTCAAAGGTTCCCGCATGGGGAAACCGTATTAGAGCAACACGTTCTCCATCCCTGAACGTAGGCGCAAAGATCTCATTGGGCTTAACGTGTTTTGAGGGCAGCAGAACTTTGGTTGCCTGACGCGGCATATTGGCTGCCTTAAGATGTACGGCGGCAGCATCGGTCTCTTCGGCAAAAGTTTCAAGCAGCTTCCTCTTGATCTGAGGATTAGTAAGTCCTCGAATCTTTTGTAGTTCGTCACGCCGTCGATCAAAGGTAAGATCCAGTTGTGACTTGGCTAGATCTGCAGTTTGCTTAGAGAGTACCTGGCTAGACAGGGTTCTTGACCACTTGTCCCAATCACCCTCTTCGTAGATAAGATTCATCGACGAAGTGACTTTACCATGCTCATCTAGAATCTGACCATCAAGTTTAAGGACTGACCCAAACGGATTGTCCTTATCCACCTCTCCCGTTTCCGGATCTCGCTTGAGAGGCTTCATGGCATCGTGCTTGTTACCAGTATTCGACTTGTTGGTATTGAACTGAAGATCTATTCCAGGCGGCAGATCGTCCTTATAGACGGCCATACCTTTTAGGTAGTGTGAATTATCCACCGCAACGCGAACTTGGGCATATCGAGATCGCCCTAGCGACACATCGGTAACATTCGGACGGACGTAGATAAGCCCATCCGCGTCAGCCCCACCGTCTTCCTTGTAGCGAATGTCGACTCGCTTAGACGAGATATTCAACGGTGGCTTGATACCAAAGTCGGTGAAGGTATGACCATGATCATCGGATTTTTCTGAGATCAGACGAACGTTATCACGATTAAGCCATGCTTGCTTCTGCGTGACTCCCGGAGGGACTAGCACCCTGTATTTGGTCGGTTTTCCGGTGCCCACTTGCGGAGCATTGAACGTATGCACTTGATAACCCTCTTCTTTGAGTACAGAGAGGGCCGTGTTGAAACGATCTGGGCTAATTCCGATTGACGCGCTAGGATCATTACCAAATGGCAGATCGAGATTTACATTCGATCCAACGTCAATAATCCCCTTCTCATCGACTTGGCGCTTGAGCATATCGGCCGTAGATTGGACCACATCAATCTTATCTAGACGTCCGGGTTCCAACAGTGAACGCACCGTGGACTCGTTGGCACCCATTTGCTTACCAATCTCCGAATATCCCATACCCTTGTCGCGAAGTCGTTGCGCGGTACGAATCTGTTCAGCTTTGACTTCGTTGGTGGCACGGGACTTCAGCGCTCGCAGATCGGCCACAGTAAGCTTATATTTTTCTATAGCATTACCGTTTTCATCCACAGGAGAAAACGCCTTAGCGATCTGCGAATCTGACATTCCTTCTTTGCGGAGTTCGTTGACATTGTCCAAAAATGTCTTCGACCGCTGAAGTGGATTCTCGCCTGATCCCCACGGATAGCGGCCCGATTTACGCAGGATGCCATAATGTGCCAGAGAATCTTCGTATTCTGTTGCGCTCATCTTCATTACGACACCTCCTCTCGCAGCCGATTGAGAATTTCGTCGAATCGCACGATCTTGTCCATGATCCCCATTATGACATATGGGTCGGCATCGTATAAATACACTTTGCCATCCTTATAGAAGCGGAGCTCGATACCCCGCATGGAGAATGGGTCTATCTCATACTCGAGACAGAACAACGCTGCATAAACTTCCATCTGGTGCTCCGAGACTCGAGTGACTCCAGTCTTGAGATCTGAAATTCGGAGCACTCGATATCGATACGCAATGGCATCAACTGTCCCGAAGGCATTAGGAGAATAAAAGAGAACGACTTCGGGGGACATCTTGTACTGAATGCACTGGTTGATGTACAGCCCGACGGTGGTTCTCTCATCATCTTGAAAGATCCCTTCTTCGATACAGATCGCCGCATAACGATGTTGTTCTACACCTTCCAACGCTGCGCGCAATGTCTTGTATCGGAACTTCAGTTTCTCTTCGTCGTAGTTAATCCAATGATATGAGCTAGGACTGAGGAACGCATGTTGCCCCTCGAGATGCGAATGCTTCTTGAAGCGCAGCGAGCACCTCCTCTTCGTTCTCAGGAAAAATGAACGCTGCAAACGACATATCCTGCATCTGTCTAACGTAGTATGCCTGGTTAGGACGTTCCGCTGCTGTAGCGCTAGCCTTTACTTCAAGCATCGCCCATGTCGGACCATAGAACACAGTTAAATCAAGAATTCCCTGCAGGTACTGAGCATCATTCTTTAACACCAAGCAACCAGGAAATCTCCGCTTTAACTTGCGAATCAGTTTTGCCTGATAAGCATTCTCAGTCACGCATGATCACCTGGTTCAATTATCTCTTGATCAATCAACTCAGCGACAACGGCGATCATCAAATCTTTGTTTTGCTTGGGCACATCCGCCCAAGGAACGGCACTAGCGTCGCGCGTTTTGTAACCATAGTTTGGGGCAAAGGTTTCGTATGTTTCATGAAACGCTTTAGCAATTGTTTCCGCCAAACCGTCCACATATCCCTCCTTTCTATGGATAAAAAAATGGGATTATTA